CGGCAGAGGAAGCGGCTCAGGTATGGATAACTTTAGCGGAAAATGGCCCTCTTCAGGTAATGGCAATGAAAAGGACCGTACTACGTCAGATCACCCTGCAAGAATGAATGTTAAAACGGGTGTAAATCGAACATACGAAGATATGTTAAAGGCGTTCTCTGATACACACGCCGACTCTGACATTGAACACGGCGTTACTATTGACGATTTCGGCTATACTACCCGTTACAGACACGGCAACGCTGGCTCTATCAGCATTTGGGGCGGCAAGGGTGAAGTTGTTGTACATAATCACCCGGCAGGCGGTTGGCCTAATTTCTCTAAAGAGGATTTGCTTAGTGTTGCTTCAAGCGGTGAAAGAGGCATTGTTGCAGTTAGCGGTAAAAAGGGCCGTTCTGCTGAAACTGCAAAATATGCAGGTACATACAGCTTTGTAAAGGGTACGCACTTCAACGCTACAGCTTTTACAAAGGCTATCAACAATGCAACTATTAGAGGTAAAGATTACAATGACGCCGTTAGTAAATGGCTGAAAGCTAATCAGAAAAAGTACGGTTATAAATACAGCTATAGCAAGTAAGGAGGATAACGCTAAATCGCATATAAGGAGGTGCAGAACGTGAGCAGACCGCAAGACAAGCATTTAATTCCTCTTACTGAGCGAAGCGAAGAAGAGGCTCACGCTATACGCTCCGCAGGTGGTAAAGCAGCACAGGAAAAGAGGCGGCAACAGAAGCTCATGTCTGAGCTGCTAACTCTTTATTCTGACCTTCCTATCAATGACAAACGAAAGTCAAAGAGGCTTGCTAAGCTGGGACTTGAGGATGCTGACCTCACCCAAAAGGCGTTGATTGCAGACGCCATTATGAAAGGGGCGCAAGCTGGTAACTCCTACCTCATTCAGATGTACCTTGATATTATCGGTGAGTCCGGCATGGGTGGACCTACTAAGGAAAACAACCTGCTTGACGCCATAGTAAATAGTACGAAGGAGGACGTTGACACAGATGATTTACCAGAGCTTCAGCAAACGGCAGAATCTGACACTGACGTGGTGGAACAGACCGAAGTATAAAGACTATGACGGTATTATCTGTGACGGCTCTATCCGTTCAGGTAAGACGGTATCAATGACGGACGGCTTTGTGCTATGGAGCATGAGCAGTTTTAACGGACAAAACTTTGCAATATGCGGTAAGACGATTGAATCGTTACGCCGTAATGTTATTACCCTTATGCCGCAATGGTTAGAGGGTATTTTTACTATTACGGAACGCAGAAGCGAAAACAAATTGATTATAACGGCAGGCAATAAAACGAACTACTATTATTTGTTCGGTGGTAAAGACGAATCAAGCTACACACTTGTACAGGGTATCACCCTTGCCGGTGTTCTCTTTGATGAAGTTGCACTTATGCCCCGTTCTTTTGTTGAGCAGGCTATGGCCCGTTGTTCTGTGGACGGCTCAAAGTTTTGGTTTAACTGTAACCCTGAAAGCCCCGGACATTGGTTTTATGTGGAATGGATAAAGAAAGCTAAAGAGCGTAATATTCTTTATTTGCATTTTACTATGAATGATAACCTCAGCTTGTCTAAACGAATTAGAGAGCGTTATGAGGGTATGTATTCAGGTGTTTTCTACCGCCGTTATATTCTCGGTTTGTGGGTAAAAGCTGAAGGGCTTGTTTATCCTATGTTTGATAGGAGCGCCCACATAGTCAGGAATATACCTGACCGCAGCCCTCGACACCGCTATTATGTGGCGGTTGACTATGGTACTGTAAACCCCTTTGCGGCTGGCTTGTATGATTACAGCCCGGCAGAACAAAAGGCGGTAATGATAAAAGAGCTTTACTACAAAGGCGGTAGTAATAACCGTGTTGACAATGAGGCTTACTACAAAATGTTGAGTGAGCTTATCGGTGATTATCCGATAGAGTACATAATCATTGATCCGTCAGCTTCGTCAATGATTGAAACAATACAAAAATACGGTGAATTTGCCGTAATTAAAGCTGACAATGATGTTTTGAACGGCATACAGGACGTAACAAAATTCCTTAATGCCGGTGTTCTCTACTTTCACAGAAGCTGTAAAAGTACCTTTGAGGAGTTTGAAACATACTCTTGGGACGAAGATAAAATTGAGGATGCCGTTATCAAGGAAAACGATCACAGCATGGACCAACTCAGGTACTTCTGTAGGACAGCGTTACGAAATGAGCTGAAATGGATAGTATAAAGGCGGTGATGAGATGAACTTTTTTACACGCCTATTAAGGAGGTTAAGAAACTTGTTTATAAATAGCTCCGATATTGGCAAAGAATTTGGTGTTGATCTTATCACCTCTGATGATATGAACAACGCCCTAAAGAAATGGGACAACATTTCTACAGGTAAGCCCCCGTGGAAAGACACGGCTGACGAAATCGACACTGTAAACATGGCAAAGCACATATCTGATACACGTGCAAAGCTCACTACTCTTGATATTGGCATTGCTATTTCCGGCTCTGCAAGAGCTGATTTTTTACAGGTACTTGCAGACGATTTGCTCAAGCGCTTACCTGATAAAATCGCAGAGGCTGACAGGCTCGGCGGTATTATGATTAAGTGGAACGGTGAAACATGGGACTATGTGCTTCCGGGCAACTTTGGTATCACAGCTAAAGACGATAACGGAGAAATCGTAGGTGCTATTTTTGCCTCCCACACTTCAGAGGGCAAGGCACATTATACAAGGCTTGAATACCACAGATTTGAGGGTGCTGACGCTAACGGCCCCGTTTATGTGGTAACAAATAAAGCCTTCAAAAATCAAATTGAGGGCAGTAAAAGTGTACTTGGCGCACCTGTCAAGCTACAGAGCGTGGCAGCGTGGGCGAATATGCAGGATGAGGTTAAAATCTCTAAACTTGAGAAACCTCTTTTTGCTTATTACCGTGTTCCCGGTGCAAACACTGTTGACAGCTCCTCTCCTCTCGGTTTATCTGTTTTTGCAAATGCAATTACAGAGCTGAAGGCTATTGACATAGCAATCAGCCGTAAAAATATGGAGGTTGAGGACAGTAAACATATTACCTTTGTAGGACAGCAGGTTATCCAAAACGCTGTCAACAAGGGTATTCAGCTCCCCCGATTTGTTAAGGGGTTGGGTATGGGTATCAATGACGGTGATACAACTGCTGTACATGAACACGTACCTACTATTCAAACAGACGCACGAATTAAGGACATTAACTTCAACCTGTCTATGGCAGGCGTGAAATGTGGCTTTAGTGAGGGCGTTTTTGTTATGGACGGACAGACAGGCATGATTACTGCAACGCAGGTTGAGTCTGATGACCGTGACACGATCCAAACAATCAAGGCTGACCGTGACGCACTCAAGGAAGCACTTGAGCAGGCGTTTTACGGTGCAGACGCACTTGCTACTCTGTACGGCCTTGCTCCTCTCGGTGAGTATGAAATCAACTTTATTTTCGGTGACATTACATACAGCTATGAGGAGGACAAAGCAGCGTGGAGAGCCTATGCAATGCAGGGCTGGATTCCTAAATGGTTGTACTTTGTTAAGTTTGAGGGTATGAGTGAGGAGGAAGCTAAGGCACTTACTGCTGAGGCACAGGCGGCTAACATGGAGGTTGGCTTATTTGGCGGCGGTCCTACAAGCCCTACTCCTCCTAAAAAGCAACCTCCTAAGAAAGACGATAAAAAGGACGATAAGAAAAAGTAAGGAGGTACTAAGCTATGCTGACACCTCAGGAGCTTTTAGAAATCGTTGATACTTTACACCCACAGCTTGATACTCTCAATGCTTGGATAACTACAGACCTTATAAAACGCCTTATGGCAAGGCTCGGACGTGGTGAGGAGTTTTTACTTACCGGCACGGACCAGTGGCAACTTGAGGTTTACAAGTCCGCAGGAGGACACCTTGAGGACCTGCAACAGGAAATACAGTGTTTCACTAAAAAGACGGACGCTGAGGTTAAGGCTATTTTTGAGGACATAGGTATCAGAGCTTGGGAGGCTGACAACGCTTTTTATGTTGCACACGGCTTTGATTCAGTAAGCCTTGCTCAGTCTGAGTACATGATAAAGCTACTTACTGATACATACCAACGCACCAACGGTGAAATCCACAATTTCACTCGTACCACTGCAAAAGCAAGTCAGCAACAGCTTATTAACACTCTTGATACTGCACATTTTAAGGTTATAAGTGGCGCACAGTCTTACACTCAGGCAGTAAAAGAGGCAGTAAATGAGATTATAAGCAATCAGGCAAAAGTCCACTATCCCACAGGACACGTTGACACCATAGAAACCGCCGTGCTTCGTGCTGTTCGTACAGGCGTAGGACAGGCAAGCGGTAATATGGCTATGCAAGGTATGATTGAGAGGGATTGGGACTTGATACGCACCTCAGCCCACATAGGCGCTCGATATGGTGACGGTGGAGAAAACCCCTCTAACCACTTTTGGTGGCAGGGTAAGCTGTTCTCCCGTACAGGCAAGACACCCGGTTATCTGTTATTTACAGAGGCTACAGGTTATGGCACAGGTGAGGGCTTGTGTGGTTGGAATTGCAGACACTCTTTCGGTCCGGGTGATCCTAACCATAACCCCTATGCTGATTTTGACGCAGAGGAAAATAAAAAGGTTTATGACCTCTCACAGAAACAGCGTAATGCTGAAGCACGTATCAGAAAACAGAAATTAAAGGTACTCGGTTTGCGTGAGGCTATTGACGCTGCACAGGACACAGAGGTAAAAGCTACACTGCAAGACGAATATAGCAAGGCAGCGTTGAAACTACAGCGGTATAACAAGGCTTACAATGATTTTTGTGAGGATAACAACCTCCACAAATTGAATGACCGTATTACCGTTGCTAAGTGGAATCGTTCAGAGGCGGCAAAAGCTACGGCAGCCGCAAGAAAAGCAAACAATCAATAATTACAGCAGAGCTTTCAAAACTGATGTTTTGGAGGCTCTGCTGTTTAATATGCCCCGTGTGGTTTTAGCCTGTTCGACTCAGGCAGGGGTACTTAAAAATTGGACTACGCACGGTCCTAAGAATGTGCGGACGGAGGGACACGGCTACGTCCTAAAAAGCCTATCCGTTAAAACAGGAGGTACACATGAAAACCGAAGAACTCACCGCTATTGGCTTGACAGAGGAGCAGGCAACTCAGGTACTTGCTATCAACGGCAAGGACATTGAGAAGCACAAAACACGCATTACAACCCTTGAGGGTGAGCGTGACAATTACAAGGCTCAGCTCGATACAGCTAATGCAACACTGAAAAAGTTTGAGGGTATTGATCCTCAGCAAATTCAGACCGAACTCCAAACCTATAAGACACAGGCTGAGGAAGCGGAAAAGAAATTTACCCGTGAACTCACTCAGCGTGACCAAAAGGATTGGATTGGTAAAAAGCTGGATGAATACGGCGTTACTTCGCCCTTTGCCCGTAGGCAGCTCACTTCCGACTGCATGGCAGAGGATAGCGGATTGACGTGGAAGGACGGCGCTTTCTTTGGCTTTGATGACTTTATGAAGTCTGCAAAGGAAAAAGATAACAGCCTGTATTTGACAGCAGAAGAAAAAGCAGAGGCAGAAAAAGCCGCTGCACTCAAGGATAAAGCGCCTACTTTTACAGGGCCTACAGGTGATCCTGCTCCCGGCTCTGATAAAAAGTTTACGCCTCCTAAAGTATTCTAAAAATCTTAAAAGAAAGAAGGACAAATCACTATGGCAAGAATTAAGGCTTTGAGTATTCTTACTCAGGACGGCGAAGGTAAGGAATACCTCGCTGAGTTGTACGGCAAGGTTATTGAGGGTGTTATGAAAGCCCTTGCCTCTGTCGGAATGAAAAACATGGACCTCTCCGGCGATCCTGCATCCGGCTCTGTTGAAGCTAAGCGTTTTGTAAACGCTACTGCACAGGAGTATGGTACTGCTCGTGCCGCTGGTGCTGGTAACAAGGTTAAGGCTAAGCCTGTAACCGTATCTATCAAGGATGACAAGGAAATCGTGGAGGAAATCGAAGAAAAGGACACTCGCCTCTACGGTGTTGACGGCTTGCTTGACCGCCGTTCTGCTAACCACGTTATCCGTATGGCATCTAACCTCGATAAGGACTTTTTCGCTGAGGCTTACGCAAATGCGGTTGAGGTTGAAATTGCGGCGAACACCGCTATTGAGGACGAACTTGAAGCGGTTATTCAGGAATGTGAGAACACTGAAAATGACTTTGTTGACGGTGTTCCTCGTGCTATGATGAACCTCGTTCTCAACACTAACTACTACGGCAAGGTGAGAAATAACCTTGACAAGCAGACTCGTTCTAATGTCGATACCGGCGAAGAAGAGTTTTACACATGGCACGGTGTTGAGTGCAAGTCAAGCACTCATTTGCCTACTGGTTGCCGCTATATCCTCATGGTGGACGGTGCAGTTGCTCAGCCTGTTATGGCAAGTCAGTACACCGCTGAGAAGATTCCTATGTCTGAAGCATACGCTGTTTCTCTCTTCTACCACTACGGTACTGAGGCTGTTACACCTGACCTCATTTTCACCGGCGTTGACGCTACGGTTGAGGCTGGTTCTACTACTGACAGCAATGAAAGCGGCGCTACCGGCAGTGAAGCTGGCGACGCTGAAGGCGATCAGGGCTAATCTATCACAATAAACGGGAGGAAACAAGTAATGGCTAAATTCAAAAACACTGAAACCGGCAATGTTCTTAACGTTAAAAACGAAAAGACTATTGCCCTTATGGAAAAATCCGAACGCTATACACGTGTTGTGGAAACCGCAAGCACGGGTAAAAAGAACACCAAAAAGAAGTAAGGAGGGCTTCACATGGCAGCATACGCAGATTTAACTTTTTACAAAGATAGCTTTTTCGGTGATGTTTTAACGGATAAGAACGCTAACAAGTGGCTCAGCCTTGCAAGTGATGAAATCGACACTCTCACTTTTGGCAGACTTACTTTTGCATTTCCTACCGTTGAGGCTCACATTGAAAAGGTTAAAAAAGCTGTGTGTGCCGTTGCAGAAGCACTGTACCATATTGACCTTCAGCGTAAAGCTGTTACTGCACAGCAGACCGCAGACGGCTCTTACAGAGGCGCTGTAGCCTCTGTTTCCTCCGGCAGAGAGTCAATCTCTTATGCCGTAGGAAATGCCTCTGCATCTACCTATGCGGCGGCAGCAGCTAACGCTGTTGAACAGACAAAGCTGTTGAGCAGTATTGCTGTAAAATACCTTGCTAACATTCCTGACGCTAACGGTATTAACCTGCTCTATGCAGGGGAGGTGCGATATGTTCCACAACACAATCACACTGTTTAATTATCACGAAGCAACAGGGCTTTGGTATCCTACTGTTTTTAAGGGTGTTGACTTAGGCGTGAATAACGCAAGCAACTCCACTAAGGACGGAAAGAACAGCAACGATACTGTAAACATCATTATCCACTGCACCGGGGATAAGGTATTTACAACGGCAGACGGTACAGAGAAAAGCTACACAG